ATTAAACAGTCAAAGTCATACTGTGGCATAACCACTTCACACAAAGATAGTAAATCTAAATAATCATAATTTTGTTCGCAGTCTATAAATTTAAAATGCTCATACACAAACTCTGTATGTTTATCAAGTTCTTCTTTTGAAAGTTTGTTTATCGGTTTCTGAGATTTGAACTCTATCAATCTTCTAATCAAAGAATGAGGTTCATTTTCAGAGCTGAATACCAAGAACTTTATCTTATGTTTCATCGCAAAGAGTAACATAAAATATATAATAACAGATGTCTTACCTACGTTTGCGTGTCCTGCAAAACAAGTAAGATTTCTTTTGAACCTGATTACACTATCTATTTCTTCAATGCCTATCTTTGGTGCTTCATTTAGTTTGCCTGTTCTTATAAGTTCAAGTTTGTCTAAATGATCTTCAAAGTTTATGAGCATTATCTGGATAGTTTTTCTAGTTCAAATTTTAAATGATTGATTGCTTTCTGTATGTCGCCTTCTGGAGTTTCGTGCTTTTTGTAAGCTCGGAGTATGTAGGTACAAGCAGTTCCAAGATTGTAGTTTAAATCAAAGTTCTCTACTACTTCTCTTGCAGTATAACCATTTGCACCATCGTAATACTCTGGAGTTTCTATTTTAGATACTATCTTGTAACTACCAAACTGTTCATCATATCCTTTAGAATGGAAAGTCATTTTCTCTATCTTGGTTTTGATCTGCTAATTGTAACTCTTTTTTCAACTCTGCCTTTTCTATTTTCCAACCTTGTATAGAGTTAAAGAACTTCTTTTGGTTGTGTTGGTTTATCCACTCTCTACCTTTTATATTGATTCCGATTGTTACACCATCATCTTTTTTGTATTTGTCTAATACTTGACATTTATCTTGAACAAACTCTATGAGTATCTTTTGTGGATATTGTTCATCTGTTGACAAAACCAATTCTCTTTTTTTAAAGTTGTTTGATCCATATTCTTTTGTCGTGCCTATTTGTAATATTGTTCCTGTTAATTCCATTTTATTTATCTATTATATTAAAGTATTTATTTGTTAATGTCTCCACTTCATCTTGAGATATTTTACCTGCAATATATGCTTGTGATGCTTCTTTAAAAGCAACCTGTAGTAAAATACTTCTCCCTGTATCTAGTCTAGCAACTGATTGTTCTTGTTTTGTATAGTTGCTATACATAGGTTTTTTATTTTCTTCATTATGTGTTTTAAAATAGTTTGAATTTGGTATAACTATTTTCCATTCTCCGTTTTTTTGCTTTACATATTCATAATGTATAAGATCGCCCTGTGAAATCTGTAGATTGTCAGTATAAAACAAACCTGTGTGTTGTGTTGTAATAACTTTATAAGTGTATATATTTTTATCTTTTCCAAAAGGTAATTTATCTAATTGATGTATTTCTTTAATTTGTGCGTTGAATTTTTTCATCTTTTTAAATTTTTGTCTTTGTATTCTTCTAATTTAATATTTTTATTTTCAATGATCCTATTTAAAATAGTCTGATCATACTCTCTTATGTTTCTTTGCAGACTTCGTAATTGTCTTAACAAAGCTCTTTTATCTTTTTGTAATTGTTTTGCTTTTTGTTTATAGTCCATATTATTTATTTATGTGATAGTCAAAGATTTGATCTCTTAAAAATTCAAAATCTTCTTGTGTGAAATTATTTGTGATGTCTATGTTATCCTCAAAAATACGATTAATAGTTACTCCATCAAAAGTTCCTGTTCCAGAAAAATGATCAAGCTCTGATGTTGTAAAGTCATACTCAATAGTTATATATCTATGTTCGTAGATTGTATCGTATATGTTTGATTCTTGATTGTATCTTACCATTCTGTTTTGTTTTATGCCTATAAAATTAATTAAAAAATGTTAACAAACAAAAAAAAAGAGGAGAAAATTAATCCTCCCCTTTAAAAACAAAACTCTTACCGAAGTTGGTAAGGATTACAAAGATAATCTTTTATTCTCAATATCAAGTTTTTTTTTGTATTTATCTATTAACTCTTGTAGGTCTGCTATACTATACTTGACTGTTTGTTTGGAAAGATTGTATAGATGTTTAGGTAAACCTTTTTTTTTCTTTTCTAGTGCTAATGAATATTCATACTGTAAACCATACTTAAAACGATTATGATGTCTATTCTGAGACCACACATTATCCTCGTGCCACCTAGTTGCCATTTCTTTTCGTGATATAAAATGACCTGCATCTACTTCTGTATAGTGATATTTCTTACCAGATGTTATACATTTAACAAAACCTTTTTTATCTGCATCTCTTTTTCTTATATATTCTGAAAATATCCTGTCTAGTTTATTGATGAGTGTTTTGCGTTTAGGTTTTTTCACGTTATCAAATATATCTAAATACAAAAGAAAAAGAAAAGAAAAGGACAAAAGAAAAGAAAAAGAAAAAATCCCTCTCTAAAAAACAAAACTATATTTACCTGATCCAAGTGCCTTCCGACTTTATTAGGTTGCACAAGTTTTGCTATAAGCAAAAGCAAATATATAAAAATATATGGTTCTGTTCGCCATGCGAACAAACCAATTATGTTTTATCTGCCTTGACCTTTGTATCTTTTAAAATAATTTTTGCTTGATTTTACTTTACTACTTTTTGTTTTAGAATGTATGCCTTTGCGTTTTCTGGTATTACTTTTGTATATATGTACGCTTGTTTTTCTAGCCATTATTTTTTAAACATACTTGTTGCTTTTTCTGTAGTCCTACCACCAAAGTAAGCGAGTACAACTGCCATCATAACTTTTTCAAATGTATCATTCCAAAGTTCTCCGATGTGAAAAGGTACATTGTCTATACTGTCTAGTAGTCCTGCAAAAGAAAAAACCACGATACACCAAACAAGAACAAGTGGTCTTACATTTTTACTTAACCAACTATCACTATTAGCATCTGCTTGCCATCTACTTGTGATAGATTCAATCTCTTTGTTTTGTTGTTCGTATATTAATTGTTGAAGTTTTATTTTATCATCAGTAGATATTTTTGCTTTTGTTATTTCTGCGATTGCTTCTTTTGGATTTGTTACACCATTTAAAACATTACCGAGTGTTGGATTTATAACTGTTGCTGCACCAAATAATAATTTACCTACTGTAGTATCTTTAAAAGGTTTTTTAGACATTATGTAATATTTATATATTTAACTTTACCTTGATCTCTTACTGCTTTGAGTATGCGTTTCCTATTCTTTTCCAAATCTACATAACTAATATGCACCCAATCAGGATTATCTCCACTACCAAACTCCCAAATCAAAGTATCAAACTCTAAATTTTGTTTTATGTATTCAAACATTTCTGCGTTTGTTTTGTGTCCATATATGTCATCAATGTCAATAGCTTGACCTTTACAATGTTGTGATGTCTTACTACCACCTATCGCTTCGTTCAACTCCGTGCTTCTATACATAGATGTAATCTTTATCGCACCACCTACCCACTCTCTCAATGGCTCAAATACATTTGCTGCAAGTGTTTTCATATTGTTATATGCAGTACCATTTGGTGTGTTGTCAATGCCTAATCTCAAGGCAGTTATGCTTTTTGTTGCTTCTTTATCTGATATATGTTTAGAAATCATAACCTAAAATTTAGACCTACGGAACTATTTAGTATCTCGCTATCCCAGAACTTTATATATTCTCCTTCAATAAACAGTCCAAGTGTTTTACTTATTTTCCAACCTAATATAATACCTGCTTGATAATCTTCCCATTGTTCTTCTTGTGCATCTTTGATCAATCCACCTTTACCAAAATTGTTTCTGTGTAAGTATGAATAATCCTCATCGCCTTTAATATAATGATGATAAGGCAGTATATAGTTTCCGTATGCGTGTAACCAGAACTTTGATCTGTAGTGATAGAAATCAAAACCTACTATCGGTGCAACCTCTGCAAAAGGATCAAGCAAGTCCCATTGTTCACGATTAAATCTATTCATCAAACCACCAAAAACTCTATCTCTAAAATCTCTATCTCCATAAGCTACTATCTCTCCATCTTCGTTTCTCCATATCCAATCATAAAAACTTTCTCCTGTTTGAATGTTTACATATTGTGTAAGTTCATCTGTATACGAATAATAATAACCTAATTCGTACCATCTGTTTTTGGGTACTTCTTGGTTGTTTACTACTTCTGTTTCGTTTAGCCATATTTCTATAGGATTGTAGCCGTATGCTTTTTGGTGTGATCTTGCTATTGCACCTGCACTAATACCAAACTTTTGTCCTATTGGTAATCTTGCTCTTATCTCTGCACTTTGATATTGGAAGTTTACATTACCTTGTTTTCTTGATTCTAGTTTGACTATGTGATATTTTCCTGTATGTCTAATAAAATATCTTGTATTGTCAAACTCCTCTGACCTTTCTCTTTCTCTTTCGTAGTGAAATAAATACTCTAAACCTTTTACTGCTGCGATAGGTGCTGATAAACCAATTAGGTTTTCTGATCCATCAATATAGTTGGGTTTTAACTCATAGTTAAATCTTGAGATTTTTCTCAAACCGATGCCAACGCGAAAATCAAAGGGATGATAAATTGTTTGATCTATAACATCAGGTATTGCATACAAATCATCTGGGTTTGTTCTTATAAAATAATCTGGGTACTGGGTTTCGTATGCTTCTCGCATATCTCCTGCTACATATACTGTTGCATACTTAAATATATCTTCGTATGCTTTTTTAAAAAACTGTGCATTTACATTGAGTGTAAATAAAAATGCTAATAATAAATATTTTTTCATAACTAAAATCTATCTTCTAAAAGTTTATCAATCTGTTTTTGAAATTCTACCTCGTAATCTTCTGGTAGTCTTAATGTGATTCCTGCTTCTACCCTATATATCTCTTTGCCATTATTGTATAAAATAATAGTAGGCAAAAACTCTATACCTTCATCTGTGAAGTATTCTTCGTGTTTACTGTTTTCAAAGTCAAATATATGCGTGTTATGTTCTTTGTATTCTTTTAAGCTGACATCCTCTACGAATGATGCTTTGAACAGAACAACACTAATATTATCTTTATAATATTGACTACTGACAGTTGAAACAAATAGGACAGTTAATAGGACACATATCTTAATTTTTAAGTTCATATACTCTTTCTTCTATTTTCTCAACAGTTTCTTTGATCTCCTTTACATCTTCTTGTATGTTCTCCACTTGTTGTTGAGTTAAATCTATTTGAGAACGTATGAGCTTGTCTTTAAATTCTGCTTCCTTTTCTGACACGACAGGTTTTGGTAGTTCCTTTGCTTCTGCAATATCTGACTGCATTACAAAGTACATTGATGCAAGTGATATACAACCACCTACAATTATACCTATTGTTTTTAAATCTAACTTAACCTGTGTATTTTCATTTATTGTCTTGCTCATTTTTCTCAACTTCTTGAATAGAGCCATCTGCAAGATTGATATTTACTTTGCCATATTTATTCTCTAGCTTTTGCATTTTCTTACTAAAGTCTTTTTTGCATTGATCTATCTTTTTGATAGCATCTGCAATTTTAGCATCTAAAACAAGTTTGTTGTAGTGTGCTTTGCCCACCTCAACATAGTGTCTTGTTTCATCATTTAACAATTCTTGTATGTACTCTAATTCTGATTTTTCTAATTTCATAATATATTTTTTTACAAATATATAAATTTTACCACTCTGGTTTTAACATAACATCTACTGGTGCTTCCTTTAGTGCAATTTGATCTGATAGACTTTTTTGCATTTTAGCAACATCTAGTTTTGCTTCTAACCAACCAATCACATCACTCTTTTTCAAATCTTTGTATTCAATAAAAGAATCTGCGTTGTACTCTACTTGCTCTGATCCAATCATATTTGCATTGTGATTTCCCTTGTTTGCATTGTAAGACCAATGAATAGCATATATCACATTGTCTTTACTATCGTGGCTAATCTTGGCATCAAAGCCATTTATAACCCAACTATAACTTATTTTACTTTTTCCCATTTTTATTTAATTTAATTTAATTTATTATCCTGCCGAGACCCTTAAAAAGCCACTTTCATTATACAACTGACCTGCATTGTTAGGATCAGATGTCGGTAAATTCGACAATATTACCTTTTGCGTTAATATTTTTGTTGACAAATCGCTACCATCTAATTGTATATAAGATGTTACATTACCAGAGCCATTGTCGGTTTGTAAAAGTATGTCTTTGTCATCTGTACTATTTCTTATGATTATATCTCCAGTACCTGTTTGTTCTACATAAGAATTAGTACCATCGTGATAGATTTGTAAGTCTGTGCTATCGCCAAAAGTAGCTTTTATGCTATCATCCCATTTGGTAATACGTTTCATTCTAATAGATTCTTGACTACCATCTATTCTCATATATTCAGCCGTTCCTCCACTACCATCATCACAATTAAATACAATATCTTTATCATTTGCACCATTCTGAATAGTTAAATCTCCTGTTAAATTTTCTATTTTCGAATCTGTACCATCGTGAAATATAGTCATATCCCCACTTGTACCAAATCTGGCTTTTATACTATCATTAAAGTACATCCCTGTACTGGCTGTTATTACTATTGATGTTGAACTACCATCGAGTGTCATATATGGGGTTGTACCTCCAGACCCATCATCTGACCTAAATATAATATCAGAATCATCTGCACTGTTTTGTATTGTTAAATTTCCT